GGTTTAGATGCCGATGTGCAGACAGCCGTAGTGAAAGGGCAAGCCCTTGCTGAGCACTTTGAAAAGAAGTATATGCCTTTTAGGATAGTCGTATCGGGCAATAGTTGGAACGGCAAAGTAGCCGACCTTACTAATTTCTCCGAAAACGAACTCAACAAAGTGGCTTGTTTTATTGGGAATGACGATAAGGAAAAAGATGCTTCTATAGGGCTTTTCTTAGGCAAAATAACCAAAATACCCGTACAGCGCAAAATTCACCGCGTGAAAGATGGCAATGTATTGCCCTTAGTAGCTTATTTCACTGACGGCACGACTATTGACAGCAAAGCCGACCAATGGGACGCGCTTGACGACAAAGGGTATATATTCTTTCGCACCTTTGTAGGGCGTTCAGGATACTACTTTTCGGGCGATAATACCCTTACCAAGCCTACTGATGACTTTAAGAGCCTTAGCAATGGGCTTGTAATGGACAAAGCTATGCTCCTAAGCTATGGAGTGCTGGTAGAGGAACTCAGCGACGAGGTGTTACTATCTAAGGATGGCAGTATTCACCCCGCTATTATCAAGAGTTGGCAAACCAAACTTGAAAGTACTCTACAAAGCCAAATGGTATCGCAGGGCGAGCTTTCGGCAGTAAAGATTGATATAGACCCTACACAGCGTGTGTTACAAACGGGTAAAGTGGTGATAGGTATCAAACTATTACCCGTAGGCTATGCAGACTTTATAGAGGTAAACATCGGTTTTACTACAACAATTACTCCGTAAAGTAATTAATCATTGATAATTAATCATTAATCATTAGAAAATGGCAACATTTGATAGCAAACAATATGCGTGGTGTGATATCTCTATCGCCTTTGGTGGGCGTATTCTTATAGGTGTTACAGAGGTAGAATATACAGAAAAACGCGAGAAAGACTTGCTTTATGGTCGAGGTTGTAAACCACATGGAATTGTGTCAGGCAACCGCAGTTATGAGGGAAAAATAAGCCTTTGGCAGAGCGAGCTTGAGGCAATGACCCGTGATGCCCTCAGTAATGATATATTAGGGCTTAGCTTCGACCTTGTTGTTTCTTACGTTCCTTTAGATGGTGGGCAGATAGTAACTGACATTCTAAGGCATGTGGAGTTTACCGAGGTGAAAAAAGGAATGAAGCAGGGCGATAAAAATATGATTGTAGAGTTACCTATTATCTTCATTGATGTAGATCGTCAATCATAACGGGTAACACTCACAAACAATTAAACAATTTTTAAAAACTATTTAAATGGTAACTAAAGAACAAATCCAAGAATGGAAAAATCAGTACAAAGACATCTTTGTAATTAGTGTAGCAGACAAAAAGGTATACTTGCGTACCCCCGACCGTAAAACCCTTAGCTATGCCTCGACCTTGGCTACCAAGGATCCACTAAGGTTTAATGAGGTTATACTTGAGAACTGTTGGTTGGGTGGCGATGAAGAGATAAAAACAAACGATGAGTTGTTCCTCGCCGTAAGTAGCAAACTACCCGACCTTATACAGATCAAAGAGGCTACCTTGGAAAAGCTCTAAGTGATGCGGAAATAGACGAGGGACGGGATTGGCTTCGTATCACTAACGCCTCCTTGCGTTACTATATGCACATTGCCAATCCCGACGACCTCTCCGATACCCAGTGGGCTATGAGAGTAAAAGAGCTTGAATGGCTTAGGCAAAAGGAGAAGGAACAATACAAGTAGTATAGGTAGTTTGTTGTTCCTCTTCACGCTGTTTTTGGATACCCTTTGAAATCATAAGAGAAAGTATCCCTATCAAAAAGAAGGTGGTGGCACTGGCAATAGCTGTAGTGGTGTATCTTCTTTTAGTAGTGGGCTCCTTCTCAGTAAAAGCCCTATAGGTAGCATAAAAGGGTACACATAGGAGGGCTACTCCATAGAAAAAACCTGCACTAACCAGTAGCAATAAGCCTATAGAGGCAAGGAGGTTAAAGAAAAATAATAAGACTCTCATCGTGGCAAATATTTTAGAATATACATTAACACTTAAAGATTTAGTCAGTGCAAAGTTACAAAAAATTGGCGTAACTAACGATGCTATGTTGGATAAATTTGGTGAACTACAATTGACACAAGCAAAAGTTACCAAAGCCTTTGCACAAATGGGGACTTCTGTACAAACTTTACAGCAAAAAATAGCCTTACTCAAAGCCGAAAGAGACTTATTGCCCATAGAAAACTTGTCCGCTATTCGCAAGTACAACAGCGAAATCAAAAAGTTGGAGCGTAGTATTACCAAGCTACAAACCCTCAATGGGAGTAAAATAAAGACGTGGTTTTCCGAAGCCCTAAACAGCCTACCAGGAATAGCTACTAATCCTCTTATATTGGCAGGGGCTATGATAGGAGGAAGTATCAAGAAGGGTATGGAAGCTGACTTGCAACAAGCCAATATTACTACTTTGCTTCGTGGCGATGTAGAAAAAGCTAAAGCCTTATATGCTCAGCTATCTGATTATGGAGTAAAAACACCCTACGATAAGGCAGGGCTTATTGAAGCACAGAAGACGATGATGTCCTTCGGGCTTTCCTCTGAGTTTGCTTTTGGAAAGCTCAAGAACATAGGTGATATTGCTATGGGTGATGCGCAGAAAATGCAAAGTCTATCACTTGCTTTTGCACAAGCCACCTCGGCAGGCAAGCTACAAGGGCAGGACTTAATGCAGATGATTAACGCAGGCTTCAACCCCTTGCAAGTGATAAGTGAGCGTACGGGCGAGAGTATGGCCAAGCTCAAGGAGCGAATGAGTAAAGGAGGTATTTCGGCGCAAGAGTTGGCACAAGCCTTTGAATGGGCAACCGATAAACAAGGGCTATTCTACCAAGGTGCAGAAAAGGCGGGACAAACCCTTAGCGGTAAGTTCAACAAGATGATGGATTCTATCACCGAGCTTGCCCTAAAAGTATATGAAGCCATTAGCCCTATGCTTGGCCCCTTGGTAGACTTTATGTCCGCTGTCTTTGAGAGTATAGGGGGAGGTATAGGCTGGCTCATTCAGAAGTTTCAAGAGGGGAATCCTATTATATGGGGTATCGCAGGAGCTATAGGTATATTCACCACTGCATTGATACTACACAATACCTATACAGCTATTGCTACCGCTTGGCAAAATAGACTTACCTGGGCAGTGATTAAGACAAACCTCGCCTTTTTAGCTAATCCTATCACGTGGGTAATAGCGGGTATTATTACTCTTATAGCTATGATTGCCTATTGCATTGTAGGGGTAAGTGGTTGGGGTAAGGCGTGGGAATATACCGTGCAAGGTATGAAATACAGTTGGGAGGCTTTTATCCTTACTTATCAGGCTCATTGGAACACAGCAGTCAATGCTTTTATGGCGGGGGTAGATGCTTGTAAGCTCGCTTGGTATAAGTTCAAAGAAGCGGTTGGTTTAGGTGATAGTACCGAGAATCAAGCAATGATTGCCAAGATACAAAATGACTTGCAGGAGCGTGCCAAATCGGTAACAGAGGGCTATAAGAAGGCAAACGAAGCGGGAGCTAAAGCCAAAGAAGCCTTTGGTAAGGCCTGGGACTCTTTAGAGTTCAAGAGCTTTAAGGAGGTAAAAGATGGGCTAATGGGTAAGCTGGGTATGAAAACTGAAAGTACTCCCACACCAGGTATGAGCCCTATTACGGGAGAAGCTACTGCTGCCACAGGAGAAGGGGCTAAAACCAAAGATAATATAGTATCAGGGGGCACCCGACAAACGCATATCAATATACAGATAGGCAATGTAGGCACTGATACTAAGGTATATGTTTCCTCTGTACGTGAAGGAGTAGAGAACTTTGGGGCAATGGTGAAAGAGGAACTCCTCAGAGCAATTAATAGTATAAACCAGTTGCAGACAAGCTAATGAAAGATATACTGATAGACAACAACAATGACCTACGCCTATTGGCAGGTGATTTTGAGGTGGGGTACTCTGATAACCAACAACAAAAGGCTATACTCACTACTGAAAAGGGAGAATGGAAAGAACATCCAGAAGTAGGGGTAGGCATCGCCCAAATGCTCGCAGATGACCTCTATACCGAAGTACTCATCGAAATAAAGAAACAGTTGGAGTATGATGGTATGCAGATTAATGATGTAGCCCTACAAGAGGGCGGCAAATTACTAATTGATGGACAATATAATTAATCTATGGCACTAAACAAACAAGCCTTAAAACAAGGCATTATTGACCTTCAGCAGGATATGCTTACCAAAACCAATGACAGTATAGAAGAGTACGCCGAGCGCTTAGCCTCCCTTATTGACGCCTTTGTCAAGAGTGGTGAGGTAACAATAGCCCCTGGTATCAGTGTAACCACAGCAGGTACAGCCGCCTCCCAAACGGGTGCCACTACAAGTGAAGGAAAAGGCACTATAAATTAAAAAATAAACAAACAACGATGATAACACTCAATTACATTCTACAAGGATTTGGATTTAGGGATAGCAAAGACTTCCTACACTCTTCCTTTGGTCACACCTTTTCAGCTCTTTTTATCAAGATGGACGTAATACTCTCCTTTTTGTTTGCCACTGTGCATTTTCTCTTTGGTTTCAACCACTTATTTCTTACCGCTTACGTGGTATTGCTCGTATTTGAATGGATCACAGGAGTGCAAGCCTCCCGCAAGCGAGGTGAAAAACACGAGAGCCGCAAGTTTGGGCGTATGTTATTGAAGATAGCCACCTATCTTGTACCTATCTATATACTGCATACTTTCTCGGCTAATGTAGAGTTTCCAAGTCTTGGAGGTTTTGAGTTTGACCCTTTCCACTGGCTTTACTGGATAGTACTTATAGGGATTATATGGCAACTCGTGGTGAGTCTCTTGGAGAACTTAGACTGTTTAGGCTTTCGCTTTGCTAAAGTACTGCTCAAGATAATTAATAAGAAGTTCTATAAAACTTTTGAATTAGATGACAATAACAGTCCTACATAATCAGTCACTATTAGACCTCGCCCTGCAACACACGGGCACGATAGAAAGCGTCTTTGAGTTTGCCGAAGCCAACACTATTAACATCACTGATGATGTGCAAGCGGGCAAAACCTTAGTATTACCGGCAGAAGCTTTTACCAACAAAGATATTTTAGGCTACTACACCGCTAAGAATTTGCAGCCCGCAACGGCTTTTTCTAAGGAAGATGAACAAGTTTTTGAAAGGCTTGAGGGTATCAGCATTTGGGCAATAAATTTAGATTTTGTAGTAACACAACAATAACTATGGCACGAACAATACAAGAAATACAAGAACTCATCTACCAAGCCAAAGCACAAGAGCCTGCTTTGAATGAGCTCAACAGCACCTCCAAAGTAGCTATATGGCGCTTGTGGGTGTATATTATAGCGGTGGCGATATGGAGCTTAGAGAAGCTATTCGACTTACATAGGGCAGATATTGACAAACGCCTTGCCGAGCTTAAACCCCACACCGCTCGTTGGTATAGAAGCAAAGCCCTTGCCTTTCAGTATGGTTTTGATCTTTTAACTGACAGCGATAAGTTCAACAATACGGGACACACAGAAGAACAGATAGAAGCAAGCAAAATTGTCAAGTACTCTGCCGTTGTGGAAAGCCCAAATGAGGGGCGTTTGATAGTAAAAATAGCAGGAGAACAGGGCGAGCAATTGCAACCTATTACCGATGCCCAAAAGCAAGCCTTTGAAGCGTATTTGCAGGAGATAAAAGACGCGGGTGTACGCCTATCGGTAGTAAATTATCAACCCGATGTGCTGCACTTGCAAATGAAGATAGTATATGATCCCCTTGTATTAGATAGCAACGGACAAAGTATCATTCACGCCACTAAGCCCATAGAAACGGCTATTAAAGACTATTTAAAACGCCTACCATTTAATGGCGAGCTCGTATTAGCGCATCTCATTGACGAACTTCAACAAGCAGAAGGAGTGAGGATACCACATTTGGTACTGGCACAGAGTAAACATATTGGAACTAATGGCAACTATGGGGCATTCGAAGCCATAGAGATAAGCAAGATACCCACTGCAGGCTACTTTACCATTGACAACTTTAACGATATAACCTACATTAGCAATGTATAACCTAAACATCGACAAACTGCTCGTACTTCTTACCCCTACCTTCCTGCGCAAACCCAAATTGGTAGCGTGGCTAAGGACATTAGCAATGCCCCTGAATAAGTTATTAGACGATTTCAAAGTACATAGAGAAAGAGACTTGTATAACCTTACCCACAACAGCCAAGTATGTTACCTCCGTAAAGCTCTTAATGACGAGTTTGACCCTCAGCTAAGACGTATTAAGATAGAAGACGGCAGGCAAAATCAAAGGTTGTATATCTATCCGAGAAGTGCTAATAGACCTTTGTACTTAGGAAGAGTCTTCCTATACCAAAGGGGAGCATATATAGATGGGGGCGTAGATTTTATAGTGGTATTACCACAAGGTTTGGAATATGATAGATATAAACTCAAAGCCCTTGTGAATTTTTATAAACTCGCGGGCAAGAGATGGACTATAAGAATTGATTAATATGAACAAATTAAACTTAACACACGAGGCGGGATATCCCTTTGATGTCAATTTCCTTGCCTTTATGCAAAATGCCTACAGTCTATTTAACAATTTGGGACACCTTGCAGGTAATAAGGTGATTGTTTCTGGATGTGAGCAGACGGGAAATACCCTTTCGGCGGGCACTGTATTTATCAATGGTGAACTGTTTCCCTTTGAAGGCGGAGCGAAAGATAGTACAGTGTTTATCAAAGAACTCACCAATGAGGTAACCTTTGAAGATGGATTTCTACGCCCATTGGAAATTATTAGAAGTGTAGCCTTTGGTAGGTCTGTTCCTGAAAAGACTTTCAATTGGGAAGACTTTCAACGCGTTACTGACCTACAAGATTTAGGCAAAAACAAAACAGATAACACCGAGACAGAAAAGCTCCTCAAGCGCATTGAAAAACTCGAAAAACAAAAACAAGCGGTGCCTATTGGACTCATTGCTTTATGGGGTAAACCAGCGAATGAAATACCCGCAGGCTGGAGAGAATACGTGAACTTACGCGGTAAAATGCCTATCGGTCTCGACCCTGACTATGTTAAGAAACCCGAGGACTCTCAAGACTATCAATTGAATAGTCTATTAAAACAAGGAGGCGAACGTTCCCATAAGCTCACCATAGAGGAAATGCCAAGCCATAGCCATAACATTGAGAATGTACCAAGGCTAGTCAGTGATGTAGATAGGGGGAGCTTATCTTCAACTTTTAGTGTGGATGATCCTACTAGTCGCACTTCGTCATCTACAGGAGGTGACCAACCCCACAATAATATGCCTCCTTATCGTGTGGTACAATTTATAGAATATGTAGGATTCTAATAGGGATAAATATCGTAATATATAAATTTTTTCAATATGACATCAAAAAAAACACTCAAAAAATGGTTTTCAAACTTTATGAAACCCGCGCAAGAGCACTTCGCTGCTTGGATTGACAGTTACTGGCATAAAAGTGAGCAAATTCCAATGAGTAACATCGACGGGCTCTCCCACGCCATTGAGGGTACGGCATCGGCAGGGCAGCTGCTCAGTCATCTCAATGATCCCAATGCCCACCGCAACCTCTTCGACCAAAAAGTAGATAAGGAAGCTGGTAAGGGGCTATCCACGAATGACTTTACCAACGAGCTCAAGCAGAAGTTAGAAGGCCTGCAGCCTACTAATGTATCAGAACTTCTGCCAAAAGGGGGGTATGATGGCACGGGGCAACAACTGAAAGAGGCTATTGATGGCTTGCAAACCAAAATGCAACAAGTAGAAACTACCTTAAGTGTAGACGACACTGCCTTTGATACCTTGCAGGAAATCGCTACCCAAGTGAAGAGCAACAAGAACTTGGAAACCTTGCTGACAGGCAAAGTAGATAATAAAGATACCTTTTGGTCAAGCCTCAAGAAAGCTATTTCCTTTTTTAAGCTACCCAACAAAACTAATGAGGGAGTTCAAATTGATTAGTTAACATTAGAAATAGAGGAAGTGTTAATATCACAGGGGCTCTTGGGCAGAGAGGGGAGGCACTTAATGTGAATGAGAAAACTGTAGATATCAACTCTGAAACTACATACATTCGAACTGAGAACTTACAGCAAAGTTCTGAAGTTTATTCTCACTCAGGAAAGAAGATGAGTATTAATGCTGAAGAAATAAGTATTAGTACTAATAAGCTATTAGTCAATGGTGAAGATTTGTCCTCTAGGTCAAACAATTCAGGTAATCTAAATGTAGAGGAGATTAATAGAAGGATTGAGGCAATTGAAAATACATTGATGAGTGCGGGCTTTATAATTCAGCAGCCTTAATATTTGACTCTATTATGGAATTGAAGAAATACATCATTAAATTATTTGCACTTAACTATATAGTGCCATTTGCAGGTAAAACAATAAGTTTCACCCGCTCTGCCAATATCATTTTTCCCCTGATGCTCATCGGCGGGCTCATTGTTTGTGACGAGCTTTATAGCTGGCTTTACGTGGTATTGCCTTTGTTAGCTGTAGCTTGTTTCTTTGGCTTTGGGTATTTTCACTTTTGCCCGCTTACAGACAAGGACTATCCCTTACTTGACGATACCCAACGTTGGCAGTATGAAGCCTTTCAAAGACGTGTAACTCTAGAGCCTAAAAGCTACAATGCCCAATGGGTATTATGGGTAAACCCTTTGGCAATAGCCATAACCCTTATTATACTATTCACCCTAATACTATAATCAATGAAAAAAAGCACACGCACCATTCACTACCTTGTCATTCACTGCTCAGCCACACCAGAGGGCAGAGAGCACACCGCCAAAGACATCGACCTTTGGCACCGCCAACGAGGCTTTAATGAGATAGGCTATAACTACATCATCCGCCTTGACGGCGCCATAGAGGGCGGAAGAGATGTGGATAAGATACCCGCCCACGTTACAAACCACAATAAGGACAGCATCGGTATCTGTTATATTGGAGGTATCGACAAAAACACGCTACGGCCCAAAGACACCCGTACGGCGGAACAGAAAGAAGCCTTAAAAAAGCTCCTCACCGAGCTTAAGGCCCTGTATCCTGAAGCCGAAATATTAGGTCATAGAGACTTCCCTGGTGTAGCTAAAGCCTGCCCTTGTTTCAACGCAAAAGACGAGTACAAAAACATTAGCAAATGAGAAAATTAGCACTATTATTATTGGCGTTCCTTGCTTTGGTAGGTTGCCGTACTCGCAAGTTCGCCACTACCGAGCAACGCCAAGTACAGAAAGAGCACTTTATCCATTACAAGGATAGCTCACAGCTCTTTGCCTATCAAGCCCATAAAACGGGCTTGTCCGAACAGTCCAACACGTCCTTTGAGTTAGAATTAGAAACTCTCACCGATAGTGTAGGCAAGCCACGTGAACTCATCTACACCCGTATTCGTGACGGTGATAGCGAGACCATAAGGGTAACAAACGGAAAGGTGAAAATTAAAGCTACAAACACCCATTCTAAGGGCCTACAGAAGGCTGATAGTACCCTTTTATATAATACGAAGATACAGACAAAAACCGAAGCACAAAAGTACCAAAACCAATACACACAGCAAAGCCGCAAGCACACCCAAAGCAGCCCCGTAAGGCACATCCTTTGGCTCTTGCTACTCGCTGTATTAGTATTTATCCTTTGGAAATATAAGCCGTTTCGGTAGAGTTTAAACAGCATTTAAAAGAAGTTTAAACACTGCTAAAATAGGAGGACAAGCAGTAAAAAAATGTCCTCCGCTTGTTTTCAAAATAACTCCTACATCATTTCTTAAACATAACCATGCAGGCCGCGGAGGACATAAGTCTTCTGTTGCCTGCGTGTTTCTTTTATGTTTGAATGATGTAGGAGCCGCAAAAGTACAACTATTTTCTGAATTACAAAGACAAAATAACAAATGGCAAAATTCAAGTACAAAGAACAGCACGCTATCATTATAAAAGTAAGTAGCGAACAAGAGCAAAAAGAACTATTCGAAAAACTCCAAAAAATGGGGTTTACTAACCTTAAAGTAGTAAGTGTATAATGGAAATCAAAGTCAAACACACCAGCGAAAACTTCAAAACCTTTCGCGCCGAAAAAGTAAAGTCCCTTTTTAATGCCGAAAATGGGCACACGTGGGAACACACCGCCAATCTACCCATAGAAGACGAAGGTTGGCAAATAGGGCTTATCGTAGGTCCTTCTGGAAGCGGTAAAACCTCCATAGGCAAACAAATATGGGATAGTGGTATAACCAACCTTACCGAAGGGTGGAACCCGAACCTACCCATTATTGAGGATATTGCCCCCAACAAGTCAATGAACGAAGTAACCTCTGCTCTTTCAGCTGTAGGGCTCGGCGATGTACCCGCTTGGTTGCGCCCATTCAAAGTCCTTAGTAATGGTGAGCAGTTTCGTGCGGGCTTAGCGCGCCTCATTTGTGAAGCACCCAATAAGGTAATAGTAGACGAATTTACCTCTGTAATCGACCGCCAAATCGCTAAAATAGGGGCTTCGGCATTTGCCAAAGCGTGGAGACGCGAGCCTAATCGACAAATCGTTTTACTATCCTGCCACTATGATATTATCGAATGGCTGCAACCCGATTGGGTATATGATACGAGAGTATCAGAAGTAAAAAAAAAGTCCAAAAACGGCCTCCTATCGAACTCCAAGTTTGGAAGGCAAACGGAAGTTACTGGCGATTTTTTAAAGAGCATTACTATTTAGATTTGCCACATCCTCCTTGTGCCGAGTACTTTGTCGGTACAGTCAATGGTGAACTTGTTTGTCACGTTGCCGTTGCCCCACTATTCACGGCCAACGCCTACCGTGCTACCCGATTAGTAGTAATGCCCGAATGGCAAGGAGCAGGCGTAGGTACCCAATTTCTCAACTTTGTAATGCAGTACCATTTGGAGGGCAACGGACGTTGTAATCGCAAACTACACACTTTTTTTCATACCTCACACCCTCAATTGTGCAACTACCTCCGCCATTCCGATAAATGGGAACAAACCTCCGCTAAATTACATGGGGAGAGTAAGGCCAGAAGTCAAGCATCGTTAGAAAAGTCTAAAAAGACTACGAATAATAAAAAATTAGTAGAGGCGGGCTATGGAGGACACTTTAGAGCCGTACAGGGCTTTAAATATTTAGGAAAACCTATAGAAACAACAAAAAGTAATAAAAATGACACAAAAATTTAAAGTATTTATCAGCGGACAAAAGTATTTTGGACAAGAAATACTATCCCTATGTATCCACAAAGGCTATGAAGTAGTAGGCGTATGTTGCCCCTTAGACGATAAGTATATAGGTCGTTTGGCAAAACTACACAACATACCTATATTACCTGCGGGAATGCTCACTTACGACACTATGCCCACTGGGGTAGATTTAGGAATAACTGTTCATTCATTCGACTATATAGGCAAGCGAACCCGCTACAAAACCCGCTTAGGGTGGATAGGTTATCACCCCAGTCTTTTACCCCGACATCGAGGGCGCTCAGCTATTGAGTGGGCAATACGAATGCGTGACATAGTAGCCGGCGGAAGTGTTTATTGGCTCAATGCGGGCATAGATAGAGGCGACATACTATGCCAAGACTGGTGTTGGATACCTCCCAAGCTATACGCCAAACCACCCAAAGAAGCCACAAAGGAACTATGGCAAAAAGAGCTACTACCAATGGGCGTACGCCTAATGGACAAGGCCCTCACCGAAGTAGCCAATGGCATATACACCAAAATACCCCAACGCAAAGATGTAGATACCTTTGAACCAAGTACCGAAGTAAAGGATATATACAAACCCGATCTATTAATGTTACCCGAATAA